CTGCCGGCAAAGTTGGTGAGAATGCCATTGAAGGCGAAGCTGACCTAGGGAAGGGCGTAGCTGGCGAAGCACTATTTGGTGGTCTTACATCTACTCCATTAGGTGCTGGATTCAAGCTTGCGAAAGCTGGCCTTAAGGTAGGTACTGGTATTGGGAAAAAGGGCGCTACGCAATTAGTACAAGAGGCAGGACAGCTCGCTATCCCTAAACGCGCTGCGACCTTACAATCACGAGCTGGTCAAGAAATTGCACAGACTGCTGGTGCTACTCCAGTACAATCTACACCAGGGTTGCTCAGTCGTATTCAAGGTACAGCTACTAACGCAGACGCACGTGCTAGTGGTCTAGGTGTAGGCACAAGACTTAATGGCTCTACTATTACTCCTAGCCGTTCTAATGAATTACTCGACTTTGCCCGTACGAACGGTGTTAATGCAGGTACACCTCAAGCCCAAGCTGTCGCCGCTGAAAACTTACTTAAGAGTACGGGTAGCCAACTTGATTCAACTCTTAATTCAATTAACCGAGCTGTTACTAAGGATGAAATCGGGGCAATCACCGCCAGTGCAGCTGCCAAGGTGGCCGAAGATGCTACGATTACTGGAACAACTAAAACTCTTGATAAGTTCGCTACTAAGATTGCAAATGCCAAGGACCTTAAGAGCCTCGAAGCAATCCGTAAAGAAGCTGACAACATCGCTTACACTCAAAACGGTGCTGGGAAAACTTCTGCTGCTGCTCAAGCCCGTTCAGTACGTGAATCAATTGATGAAGCTATTACCGCTCTTTCACCTGAATATAAAGCGACTAAGGGTACTTACACTAAAGCTAAAGACCTTACTGAACTATCTGCTAAAAACTCAGGTAGTGCTAAGGGTGGCTTAAACATTCTTGGTAATAACATTGGTTCACAAGTGATACCAGGTGCTATATCTAAGGGAGCGAATGTTCTATCTGGTGGTCGTGGTATTGTTCCTTCTGCTGGCAACGCTACTGGCCAAGGTATCTTAGGTGCAATTACTCGTGAAAGCGCATTAGGTCAACGACCAACTATTATGGCCAGCCAAGCACCATCTGCACTTGATGCAAATGGACTTACGCCTGAAGATTATGCTTCGCTCGAATCAAACCCAGTATTTGGTGGTTCTAGCTTAGCTGGAGCTACAGACCAAATGACTCAACCACAATCTACCAATCCATTTGGTATTAGCCTTAATGATGTTGCTTCTCAACTACAAGTTGCAATTGCAAATGGCGATACAAAGGGATATGCAACGCTATCTGACCTATACGACAAGATTAATGATTACGAAACAAGTGCTTTAGCTACTCAAAAGCCTCTTAGTGCTGAAGGTTCTAAAGTCGAGGCAATTACTCAATCTGGGCTTGCCTCACTTGGCCAACTAGAAGGAATCTCAAGTGGTTCTGGTGTGCCACTCGGCACTGTTGTTCCTGGAAGAGGACTACTTGGAGGGCTTGGCTCTAACGTGCTTGGCACGGCTTCGTATGATGCTGCTGCCGATAACGTTGCTGATGCGATGGTTCGTCTCCGAACTGGTGCTGCTGCAACTAAAGAAGAATTGCAACTATATCGTCAACTTCTACCTCAAGCATTTGACTCTGAAGAAGTTAAAGCACAAAAGATTAAAGCTGTACGTGATTACTTTGCAGGAGTTGGCGCAGGAATTAGTCCAGGGTCTGCTGCAACTGACTCACAGCAAGCGTTCCTTAATTACCAATAACGCTATTTAATAATCGTCTTTTGTCTGTTATATTTAAGACAGCACACGGACGGGAAAGAGATACAAATGACTTTAGTAACCGTCCCACAAGTAAATCCTAACGACGAAGTTACGGCTCTCTCTGTAAATCAGGGTGCTAACGCTGTTGCAGCAGTGGTGAATGGTAACCTGGATGATAGTAATATCTCTACTCTTTCTGGTTCAAAAATAACTGGCGGAACTATACCGAGCACGGCCTTCAATGTGGCTACAAACCCCGAAACAAGGGAAGACGAGTTAATGGGCGATATTGTTGTTTCAGGACTGATATGGACAGTTACGAGCGGTCTTACAGGTGCTATGACATCTGGAGTAGCCTATGTAGACGGTAAACGGCTTGTTGTGCCAGCTGTTGCATCTTATGTATTTACAGCTTCGAGAGACACATATGTCTATATAGATAATACGGGAAGTGTTCAATACAATCCTCAAACTACTGGTGCTATCCAACCTGCAACACCCGCTGGGTATACATTGATTGCAAAAGTTATTACAAATGCAACAAACATTACGAGTATTTATGACGTCAGAACCACTAGTCAAGCATCTGCATGGAAGACATGGACACCAATTTGGAGTAACTTAACTGTCGGCAATGGAGTAACGATAGCATACTGGACGCAAATAGGTAAAACAGTTATTTGTAATATTGGATTTACTTTAGGGACTACATCAGCAATAGGTTCACAACCTAATTTCACACTACCAGTATTAGCCGCAAGCCGATACACGGGGAGCTCTTCGCAGCCGTCCCTTGGTAATTTGTACATAGAAGATGCTGGGGTAGCAGGATATTACGGCGCGATACGTTTAGGGTCGAATGTTCAAGCCAGCCTAACTGCACTCGGTTCATCAGGTAGTTATTTAAATAACGCTGGAATGACAAGTACTATACCATTTACATGGGGCACGGGTGACTTCTTTATTGGCACCCTTACCTACGAGGCATCATAATGAGTAAAGCAGAAATTATACGCGGTGATGACCAGACAATTTCAATTCCTGTCTCAAGTCTTTTTCCAACTACATTAGGTGGGTATGCTGTTCTTTATATTATACCTCTAACCTCAACACCACCGGATACTTATACTGATTCAACAGCATTGATTACTGTTAATATTGGTCCATTCGCAACCAATGTGACAAGTTTCGACTTCATACTGACATCTACAGTTGGCTCAGCTTCATCACTGATTCCACTGGGTGAATACAATTGGTATGCCCGCTTTAAAGACGCTAGCAGCAAGATTACAAGTATTCAACTTAACCCTCGTACTGTGGAGGTAGTCCCGCCAAAAGGGGAGGATTGCTAGATGCCATCCGCTGACCTAAATCGTAATCAAGTTGTCGCCCAAGTTAAAACCTATCGTTTACAAGCTTCAGTTAATACAACAAATGTTTCTGCTATTGCATTAGCCCGCGGCGGCCCTGGTTCAAATGGTACAAACGGTGCTGATGGTGTGGGAATACCCGCAGGGGGAACCACAGGTCAAGTATTAGCAAAGATTAATAATACTAACTATAATACCCAATGGGTCAACCAATCTATCGGAACTGGTACAGTGACTTCAGTGAATGGAACTGGAGCAAATGGTGTCACTGTCAGTGGAGGGCCAATAACAAGCTCAGGAAGCCTTACAATCGGTCTAGGGGCTATAACCCCCACATCCGTAGCTTCAGTTGGAACAGTAACAGGTTCTAACTTATCTGGAGCAAATACAGGGGACCAGACGATTACTCTTACGGGAGATGTTACCGGTTCAGGTACGGGTTCTTTCGCTACAGCAATTGGCACTGGTGTTATCGTCAACGCGGATGTTAACGCTTCAGCAGCAGTGGCGCTCACCAAGCTTGCCGCAACTACGGCTTCTAGAGCATTAGTATCTGATGTATCGGGTTTCATTACCCCTGCAACAACTACCTCTACCGAGATTGGGTATGTCAATGGCGTTACTTCAGCTATTCAAACCCAATTGAATGCTAAGCAAGCTACCGGTAACTACATCACTGCTCTTACGGGCGATGTTACCGCTACTGGGCCAGGTTCTGTTGCTTCTACACTTGCTACCGTTAACTCAAACGTGGGTACATTCGGAACTGCCACTCAAGTACCAACGTATACAGTAAACGCAAAAGGATTAATTACTGCTTCAGCTAACACATCAATTCAAATTGCCGAATCTCAGGTAACAAACTTAGTATCTGACCTTGCAGCCAAACAAGGTACTCTGTCTTTAACAACAACTGGAACAAGCGGTGCAGCTACCTTAATTGGTAATACGCTAAATATTCCTAATTACGCAGGTGGAGGCGGGGGAGCTTCGGGTATCACCCGTTCAGTCGTAGTTACTTCTGGTAACATAACAGCAGGTTCTACAGCATTAGTTGATTATGTGTATATTATTTCAGCAGCACACACAGTGACATTGCCTACTGCTGTAGGAAACACGAATCTCTATACATTGAAGAATCGTCACACTTCGCCCGTAGCTTTAGCTTTTACATCAGGTCAAACCGCTGACGGGGGTGGAATCACACTAGCACCTAATGCTTCTGTCGATTTAATTTCCGATAACACTAACTGGGTAATCACTTAGAAAGGATAACCATGGCTTATAATCAAACTAACGCAAATGGACAATCGACAATGGCAAATAGTAGCCCGGTTGTTCTCGCTTCAGACCAAACCCAAATACCTGTTCAACTAAACGCAATTCAAACAACCACTACGGGTACAATTACGACATCAACCTCAACCGTCACTGTTACCGACCTAATGGGTATTGGTGCGGTAACAGTATCAATATACGGTACATATTCGGGTGTAACCGTCAATTTCGAAGTATATGATGGCGTAAATTGGTATAGCATTGCGGCAAATCCAATCATTGTCGTTAACCCAACTCCAGTAACAAGTGTCGCACTTGGTACTAACGCATCAAATGCATGGAATGTTTCACCATTACTCGGCGTTGCACAGTTCCGGGTTCGCGCTTCTGCATATACTTCAGGTACTGCAAACGTTCGTATTGAACCTTCTGCTCAGTTCACACAGCCTACAGTAGTAGTTACTAACCCAACCGCTGCTAACTTGAATGCTACCGTAACGGGAACCGTAACAGTCTCGTCAACAACTATTACTTCAGAAGTCCCAGGTGTAGGAGCAACCAACTTAGGTAAAGCCGAAGACGCTGTACACACTACCGGAGATACAGGAGTGGCGATGTGGGGGGTTCGTAACGATAACGCAGCTACGACACTTACAAGCGCAACTGGTGACTATAGTGGATTAGCTGTAGATGGTACTGGAACAATCTTTACTCGTGAAGCTCCAGCAAATACAGCTAATAAAACAAACGTGACCGCATCAATAACTTCTGCTACAGTACTCGCTGCTAACCCTGCACGAAAAAGTGCTTTACTTGTGAATGAGTCAACTTCTGACTGCTATGTAAGTTATGGAGGAACCGCATCAATAACTTCTTATTCATTCCTTCTCGCTGCTGGAAATCAAGCAACCATTGTTGGGTCGGAGTATGCCGGAGCATTGGTAGCTATTTGGAATACAGCCACAGGAACAATGCGCGTAACAGAAACATTGGTATAGGAGGATAATATGGTATCTATTTCAGGAAACACCCCAGATGCGACAACGACAACAAAAGGGAAAATTCAACTCTCTGGAGTGCTAAGTGGCACTTCATCTACTCCGACATTTAGTACTACAGTTGGGGCATGGACTTCGTACGTCCCAACATGGTCAGGAGTTACAATTGGGAATGCAGTTGTAACTGCATTTTATTCTCAAGTAGGAAAAACAGTTTCTATAACAATCTCCTATACTCACGGTTCTACGACATCAATAACAGGTCAAATAATGTTTTCTTTACCTGTGACCGCAGCAAGCCGATACAGCGGCTCGGGTGTTGGACAATATATTATTGGCAACTGTTATATTGAAGATGCCGGTATAGCTGGGTATACTGGTTTCTTCCGCTCGGGTGGAACAACTTCTGTCACTCTAACTGCAGCCGGTACAGCTGGAACTTTCCTAAATAATACTGGTGCAAATGCTACATCACCATTTACATGGTCAACTGGGGATTTTTTTTCAGGTACATTAACGTATGAAGCAGCCTAAGGAGTAATTATGCCAGATATATCACCATCAAACCAACCCAGTAATGTAGTCACGTTCGACAATGTTACAAATATGATGCCTATGACTAATAGTCCAAACCAGATTCCCTCTGAAGCTCAAGTATATCTTGGAGACCAAGCAGTATTAGCAGTTGCAAATAGTAAAACCTCGGTTCGCTATTGTGACAGTGGAGTGTTTAAAAATGGTACACCTAACACAGGTGACATAATTATTTTCACTGACTCAGTTGCTACCTCTGGTGGAAGTGCAACATTTTATGCGACTTCAAACCGTCTCTCAACTGGAACAGCTTTATGTAGCTACTTGTCTGCTGACTCTATTCAACCTAACTATCGCGACAGCTCCGGTATTTATTTGCCTGGTACTGTTACAATCGGCGCAGGTAATAAATCTATCGGCCAAGCTTTTTCTAAACAAACATTTACAGGTATTACCATACTAACTAATGTCAATGTTCTTGGCTCAACAACTAACGCCGCTATCCCAGATGGTGTAACCGTCAAAGCCACTTGGTGGGGTGTTGCAGCATAATGGCTACGGATAAAGAGTTTATTGTTAATAAGAAGTTTTTATTAATTGTAGGCACTATATTTTTCATAGTAAACGCTGTCGTGGTATACGCACTCGTTAGCCCTAAGACTGTTACCGTACACGTCGAAAAGGTAGATAGTTCCTTTCAAACAAAACAACCACTCGAAATAGTGCCGCCATTGCAATAGGGCTATTAATTAACCGTATTTTCATTTAAGATAAAGATAACCATAAGGAGAACGACATGGCAACAGATTGTGGACCAGGAACTATTACAGCAGGGACAGGGAGTAAAACTATTTCGATTGGCATGACTGCTACTTGGCTTGATTTAATCATTCAAGGTACAGGTCTTAAAAAGTCTACCGGTTTTATTCATGGCGGATTTCAGTATGCATTCTCTGATGACACAACTATGACTCCTGTAAGTAAGGCTATTCAAGTGAAAAATACTTCTGGTACTGTTGTTCTAGAAGGAACCTGGACAAGTTTCACGGGCACAAATGTTATTTTCAATATCACTACTAACACCTTAGGCGCATCGCAAAACGTCATGCTTATATTTGGCAATTAATATGAAGAATAAGTTCACAACACTAGCAATAATCTTACTAGCGTTTATGAACGTACTTACTTTTGTATACAGTTCCCAAGCATTCAATAACACTGCTGGTTTACAAGATTCTATAAAGAATAATCCACCTAAAATCGTGTACGTACAAGCTAAAGACGGCTACACACCCATCAAAGGTAAGGATTATTTTGACGGTGCAACAGGACTAAATGCTATGAGTTTCAGTATTACTAATACTATAATAAAAGAGGTACCTCTACCCGGTATCAAGGGAGACAAGGGTGATTCACCTGCCTGCCTTTTAGAAGAAACGCAATGCAGAGGCGCGAATGGTTCAGGGGATAGAATACGAATTAATCCAACAACAGGTGATTTAGAAACAAAACTTGACGATGCTCGATTTTGGTCACCTTTACTGGAATGTGATGAATTTAGGTTGGAATGTCCAGGTAATTTATGATGGTCAATAACTCTCAACAAGGCGATGACATTCAAGAACTTAAGCTTGATGTAGGTTTAATTAAAGGCGATATTAGGCGTATGCAAAAGGATATGTCTACAAATCAAAAAGTTATCATTGACCGAATGGATAACTTCGCTTTTGTCTCACAAAAGGACTATGATAATGATATGACATTATTAAATGCTAAGATAGCTGATGTAGTAACAGAAAATAAACGGCTTGCGGTACTAGTCGATGCTGGTGGCGTAAAATCAATCAACTTTATATTCGGTAACGTCACTAAAACTATCCTTGCAGTACTTTCCTTAGGCGTTGTTATTATCATCGCCTGGGGTCTTTTCAGCACCGTACCAGCTGTACAATCAGCGTTAGGAAACACTCATGAAACCAATTAAATGGCTTATCAAACACTCGACACTGATTATAATTATTGGTCTATTCACACTCATTGCAGGTACAATATTCTTCTATACTTTTCCATTCAATGTAGCTCAAATAAATAAGATAACAGTACTTAATAAAGTGCAGGCTGGAAGTTTAATCAAATATAAGGTTAACTTTTGTCGTTATGTAGAACAAGGAACCGAGACTGAAGTACGAAGATTCATTATTCCTAAAGATAGCGAACTAACTAATCCCCAAGAACTTGATTCATCGCCTTCACTTGAAACACTCGATAATATAAAGGGTTGTAGAGATTCTGAAACAATTAAACTTCCGATAGATATTGCCGCCCCAGAAGGTGAATATAAACTTCTTATTAGAGCCAAGTACTGTCTCAATGCCTTTGTCTTCCGTCGCTGTATTCCTGTTGAGCAATATTCTGATTACTTCAATATCGGTAAACCTTCCATCCCAAATCGCCTCAGTATCATCTCTCAACAACTGCAAGACATTAACGCATACATTCAAGCTAACCCTAACTCAGAGATTAGTAACTCATTCCCAGTTCAACAAATACCTCAGACACGCGTACAGGCCTCTCCAGCGTCTCCAAATGAGTTACCTACACAAACTGTCAACCCACAAGAAACAACACCCCCTGCAGCCTCTCAGAACCTTCTAAACCTAAATACTGGTATACTAGACTTACAACTTGATACACCACTACTTAATCTTAGATAAGGAGAATGATGGAACAACTCGTCGAGCCTAATTACGTTCATAATATAAAGGCAGGCTTATGTCTTGTATATTCACGTAGTGTGTTTGGAGCACCAGCAGTCTACGCTACCGCATGGGATGCGTGGAATAACGCTAAATATAAGCATACTAATAAAGACTTTCCTGAAGCTTCAGTACCTGTATGGTTTGATTGGTGGGGAAAGTTACCGGGTGACAAAGAGAAACAACAATACGGCCATACCGCAGTAAGAGACAAAAGTGGTAAAGTATATTCATCACCATTATCAGGTACAGGGCACGCGTGGTTTAACTCAGTAGACGACCTTGTTAAAGCCTTTGGTAACGGTATGAAATATGTTGGATGGTCAGAAGATATTAATAACGTACGAGTAGTACAGGAGAAAAAAGAGATGCCAGAAATTATAGACCAAGACACATCACGAATACTCATTAGCTCAATTCTTGGTTACACCGGGGTTGCAGGTCGCCCCGATGCTTTAGATGGTAGTGATTTAGGCGATTCATTAAAAGGTCGCCCACTTACCGCTTCACTCATTAAAGAGCTATTCCAAGGTGCTACCGCAGTACAGTGGCGTGATTCAAATACAAAAACCTCTATAAGCTGGATTAATACCCAGCTACTTCAGGCTGATAAGGGTGAGTATAAAGTAGCGGGTGAACTGTTCGGAGAAACCTTCTACAGAAAGAAATAATATGAACAGTTGAAGACCCTCGGGGTATAACAAACGCCTCGTTAATGAAGCACTTAAACTAATACAAGAACACAGGAGAACGAACATGTCAGCATTAACAACAAAAACTTTTTGGGCAGATGCAATTGAACGCTCAGTTAAAACTATTGCTCAGGCAATGATTGCACAGCTTGGTGCAGGAGCCTTTGGATTACTAGACGTAAACTATGTCACCTTGCTTTCTGTAAGTGGCTTAGCGGGGCTTATATCGCTTCTAACGAGCATCGCTAGCTCGTCTACAGGTAATAGCAATAGCGCCTCACTTGTAGTTGAAACAGAAGAACTAAAATAGTATTCTGAGTAAGCACCTGTAAAATAAATAGTGGTAGTATACTAGAAAATAGCTCGTACATCGCGAGCTATTTTTGTTGTTGTAAAACATAAACATTAAGAGTATCCTTAAATCACGATGACAGAACGATTGACAAATTCTGATAAACTTGAGCTACTTTCCGAAGCGGTTGAAATAACCTCGCTTACTAATCGAGAACGTATTGGGCTCCTTGGTGCTGTAGGTGTGATGGCTAGTCTTGGCTTCTATGATGCTTCACAGGATGAATACGTAAACCCTCCTGAGCCACTTAACGTCTTCAGAAGTATTAACTGAGATGGAAAAGAGATACCCGACCCTCAACGGCGTTGGTATCTCTCCCTTTGAAATTGGGCTACCAGAATCTCACCTAGACCTATCTAGAGAGCAAAACTGGAATAATCATCATAACGGCTGGGAGGCACGTATGTTTGGTTCTTTAGCATTGCTACAAACCTTTAGAGATTTAGAGCGACACCAGTTCTTAATGCCTATTGACCAGCATGATACACTTCACCGTATATATGGCCCTCCAGCACTCCCAACTATCCAAGAAGCTATGAATGTCGTAGTAGAAGCTCACGACGCTGGAGAACGTATTAGAACGGGTTCAGCACGTAATCCTGTATTCCGTTCATTAACGAAAGATGTTTTACGACGAGTAACTAACGATTATAACCAATTGAGGGCAGCCTAATGGAAAACAATCAAACCGAGTGGTCACTAAGTAGATTAGATGAACGCGGCAAAGAGCTGACACGTGCAATACAGGGTAACTACTTAAACCCTGAACGCAAAGCTCAAGTACAACATGAAATCAGTTTAATTGCCACGGAGTTGTACTTTCGTCACGAAGAAGGTTTAGTAGAGTTTGCTAGTAAATAAAATCCTGCTGAGGGGCTGTCATTGATACTAGGGAACATCTAAGCCCCTCACAACAGGAGAACGATTAGGTGCTTCGGCTTAGTATACCTTCGCCGATATGCTTATGGTAATGGACGTTTCTGCTGTTTGTATGTTAGATAGTTCGCTTATAAATAGAAAAGCCTTCGCCGAAACGAAAGCTAAACTAAATCATTTATCATGGTTGAACCCAGGATGTGACTATTATACCACTAAATTAACGTAGTGGGTTCTTTTGTGTAACTGCGTACCAGACACCAGCAAGTATACCGACAATCACGCTAATACCCTTAATAAACTCACCAATAACGGCAATGAAAGGTACTAATGTAATTAATAGCCCTACAAGGTAGGTTACTACCCAGGCTACCACAGCGATAACTACCGCTAGAATGATTCGTGCTGCTAATGATTGCATGTTTGTTGCTCCTTAGTTATGGGGTAATTATATCACAAATATTTAGTTGCTTTCTCTGCTATCCTTTCCAAAGGTATACGCATATTTAATTCATTGAATAATTCTTCAGCCGTGAATAGGAACATGTAGTCCTTCTTTATTTCTTGCTTTTTTTCTACAACTTCTTGCATGATTTCTCTTAATAGCTTTCGTTCTTGTTTTGATAAAACACGGCTACCTTTATTTTTATTACATTCTCTACACGATAGCACCATATTGTTATAGTCGTTTGTACCTCCAGCACTCATAGGTCTAATATGTTCTACATTAATAACAGCTTCGCCTAAATCCGTAAGACAATAATAACAAAGACCAGTTTGTCTTTCTCTCTGTTCCCACCACCACATCTTAAATTCTTTTGTTTTTCGTAATTCTTGGTATTCATTCCAAGTCTTCGTGCTATCTATGCGACCACGAGTTTTATCTTTTTTCTTAAGCTTACTTACTTTTCTATCAACTGATTTAATAAGTTCAGGTGCAGATGTCTGTTTAACTGGCTTTCTTACCACAACTTTAGAGTTATAAGTCGCGTTTATATCTACCTTGTTATCAAACATTGCTCAAGTCCGGCATACCCATTTGAGCGGGTGTTTTATATTTGTTTACAAACCCTTTTATATTTGTAGTTTTCTTTATAGTATTATGTGCGACATTTTTGTCTAGGCTGGTTGGACGTTTTTGTCTAACCGCATGGACGTTTTTGTCTAGGCATATTTGACGTTTTTCGTTATGTGGATTGTCAATTGATAAATATTTGCCAAGCTGTTTTATGCTACGTGACACCTGACGCTCTGATAGCCCTAATTGGCCACCAATATATTTGTTATTAGCCCAGCAATAACCCTTTTCAGCTGATAAGCTACTTATTTGTACAAACACCAGTTTAGATGTAGATG